TCAATCAAGTCTGCCCACTCATAGGTCGCAGTAGTCAAAGCTCTACGACTATGTGGCATATCAATTTGTGGAGTTGATCCGTGTCTTGATGTTCTTAGTTGAGCTGTAGTTTTGCCGATTTGCTCAAAAAAAGATTGTTTACCTCTTATTGATTCGACATCTACTGCTGATCTAAGTTTTGATCCCATTTGTTGGGATAACATCTGAACATTAGCGGAATATTGCTCCACAAAAGAAGTTGTTACATTTACTGACATAACAATATTTCCTTTCATAGTTTTGGTTAAATTTTGATAAATTATCTACCACGTAGGTTTATCTACATTTTACAACTGTTAGTTGCTCTACTGTTCAGATGGTCAATAAGGATGCTTACGCACTACCCTTATAAATCAGGATGTATCATGTTATGCAAATCTGCCATTTCTTTAACGGCTGCACTATGTCCTGGATGATCTTTCAACCAGTACGGATGCTTTGTATCTGCCATGATTTTTGTCACTTCTCTTTCAGCTTCTTGTGGTGTTAATCCACCACTCTCTGTTTGTCCTGTACCTAAATTATCTTCTGAAAAATTTTCAGATAATTTACTAAGAGCTTTAATAAAGCCAGGATGATTTAATATATCACTACCATCTTGTAGTTTTACATCTTTTAAATCATTAACAAAAAATTTACCAAACACATTATTGGCTTGATTAACTTTTTTATCATACGCTAGACCAAATTCTTTGCGTAGCTCTTGTTCAGAATTAAGTTTATTTAATTCTGCTTGTTTTTGTATTTCTTCATTTCCTTGGCTTTCTAAATTACCATAGTAATCTAGTATTCCTTGTACTTGTTGAGGTAACATTCCCAACTTATGTGCATGAGAAACAAAATTTTTTACTGGTTGCGGATCTGCTCCTTCTTGTAAAGTATAATTAACATTATAATCATCAGGTGTTTCTGGCACACCTAACTTAGTAAATGTTTGTTTCCAATCATCTTCTGTAAAATTTTTATTTGGTACTGGCATTTTATCTGCACCTACCATTCGCTGTGCATGAACATAACTTTTTGCTAGTTGACCAGCGTCTTTAAAATTTTGTAACGATGCATCTGCTCGTATATCTTCTGGCAACGTATCGATAAACGTTGCTTCTTGTGGTTGTTCAGTTGTTGTTTCAGATTGCACTTCTGGTGCAGTTGTCTGTTCTTCCATTTATTTTTTCTCCGTTGGTTGTGGTTTTAACATTGTTTTAATCCACAAAGTAACTGCTCGCATCCCCTCTAAGTTTGCCGATTTATACGGATCAACATCAAAGGTAGAATTATGTATTCCAGTTCTGCTTTCTAAATCAGCTAAAACTAATGCACCCTCTTTAGTGTTAAAGGTCATTTGATATGCTTGTCGTAATTCTTTTAAATATGCTTCTTGTTTATCAACCATTAAGTTCCTTTAATAGCGGTGCTGCCTTTCCTCCAGCTTCCGCCATCTGTGATGCTTGATCCATTTGTGCTTGTTGCTGTTGAGCTTCCGCTTGTTGTTGTCTTATGCTCGCAACTTCTTGGTCAGATCGTAAAATTTTTCTCGGAACACCTAATACATCTGTAATATGTTTAACAAGTTTATCAGAATCTAGGTAATCCATAACTGGCATCATTTGTGCCAATGGAGAAATAATTTCTAGTGAACGTAGTATTGCTTGAACATCGCCAGTTTTTTGTGATCTTGCTAATGGCGATACATACTCAATATCAACAGCTTGACCTTGTAAAGATTCTGGTGGTTCAGGTAATAAATTTTTACGAAGAAGAATATTAAAGCATCGTGTAATTAAAGGTTGTAACATTTCTGCTTGTAGTCTGCCTAATACTGGCGACAACAATCTCATTTTTTCCTCATTACGCTGCATTACTTCTGTAGCTGTCATTCGTACATCTTGCGACATTAATAATTGGTCCACAAAGTATGCTTGGCGTATTGCTGTTCTTCGTTGTTCTTCTAAATTTAACCCAACTGGTGTGTTTGCACCAATATTTAATGGCTCAATCCTATCTCTTGTGCCAGATCGGTAATAATTTAACCCTCCTGGCTGTGTTCTAACTGGTAAAACAAAACTATCATCAGGTACTAATAATGGTGGATCAACCATCTTTTGAGCAGCTTTTATCGTTGTTTCTGACATTTTATTTAACATTTTAATGTCAGGTAACGCTGTCATGCTAGGAGAACGACCATATACTTCGCTTGATGACTTTAACCATCTAGGAATAACAAAAGGAAATTCGTTAAAACCAGATATAGTAATTATTTTTTGATCTTCATTGTCATAATAAATCGATACATACTGCATTGATTTATTATCCATCTTATATGGATTAGATTGATCGTTAGGTTTAACACATTGGTTAATGGTTACTTCATCATACGGAGTTTTTTCGTATATTTTTAAAATTCTTTTAGATAATTTTTCGCCAAATCGTAAATATGCAGCTCTTGCTGTCATTTTAAATTCACGATGAATATTATCTACATATCCTTTATCATTTTCTGAAATATAAATTTCTTTTATGTGTCTTGTAGAAAAACGAATAAATTTTTCATCATCTTCTTCAATCATCATGCACGCAGTACCAAACGTACAAAGATCAACATACAATTCATGTATTTCTTGTTGAAAATTTGACCTATCAAGAGCAATATACATTGTTTGGGTACTAGCTTCTAACCATTCCTGACTTTCCTCATCCATGGCAAGACTTTCGTTTTTAAAACGCATACTGAACCAAGGTGTTGCAGCATTAGTTAACATCCCATGCAAGGAAGAAGATAATAGTTCCGCAGCGTGCAAAGCTGTACCATCAAAAATAAATTCTGTACGTTTATCGCCAGCTGTTCGTTGTATATTTACATCAGCTCTACGAGGTAAAACATAATCAGCAATTTCTTGCCAATGACTTTCCCAGTTTAATCGTTTACCTTTTAACTGTGCAAATTGACTACTTAATGCTTTTATATCCATATTAATTACCTATTATTTCTCCTAGTTTGTCTTTTCCTTTAGATAAACCTAGTTTTAATATTCCTAATTCATTTCTTGTTGATGTAAATTTTTTACCTTGTTGTTTTGCATCAAAACCTAATTTGTAATCTTTGTATGCTGCATTAGGATTACTTGCGTTTACTAAATTTTTTGTAGCACTAGCTCGCATTACAGTTCCTATAGGGGATGGCATTGCTAAAGATAATACAGCTGTTGTAATTCCTTTAATTTTATTTTGTTGTTCTAACATTTTGCTAGAAATAGGTACTGATGTCATTGCACCAGTTGGATCGCCACTACCCATTGCACTATTTGTAGAACCATACTTAATAACATTAGAATTAGATTTTATTACATTGTTTACTACATTAGTATATCCGCCAGTATTTTTATTGTATGATAACAAACCTCTTTTTACCATTTCATCATTAGTAAATTTAGATGCTTCTGATCCATACATATTCTGATCTTTACCAGTTAAATTTGTTGCTTTTCCATCAACAAGACCTAATTTTTTTTTAACAACTTCTTTAATTTCATTTGCTTGTTGTTTATTAGAATTATCTCTTCTTTCTTGTCTATCTTTACTACGTGTGCTTGTTGCTGCTCCCATACTATCCGCCTAATAATGTTTTCTTTTGTATTTCAGCTTCACTTGTATCGCCTTGGTTTCCAGTTAAAATTGTTTCGGTGTACCCTTTTTTCTTAACTTTCATTAGTTCACGAATTTTATTCTTTTGTGTTTGATCTAGGTTTTGTTTAATTACTGGTGGCAATTCTGGTGGATCTGGTATTGGCGGTGGAGCTGGTGGTTTTGGTGCTAAAAATCCCATTGTCTTAATTCCTTATATCTAGGGGGTTGTAGTTTGTGCCTTGTGCAAATTTTTCTAATCGTCTGTTTTCGTCTAAATCTAATTCTTGTATTGCAACCGCACACGTTCGCCACGCATCTGCATAATGCGAGGAATGATCGTGTACTGGTTTTGAAAATATACGCTGTTTATCTATCCACTTTCTGTGATACCATTTCATTGCATCCAGGAAAGGTTTGCAATTAGACCTATCAATGTAGGTTTTTGCTAATAAAATCTGACCAGCGTGAATACCATCTTCTATTGATATTTTTGGACACACCTTAATTGGTCGCATCCCCATCGAGTAGGCATATTCTTTTCTTGTATGTCCAGTTGATAGTTCTCGCTGCTCTATATCATGCGGAAAAACATAATTACGGATATTGTATTCTGTTTTCTTAATATAATCGGCATAAAAGTCCAGCGATTTATTACTATCGGCATAACAATCTACAATAAACAATGCTCGACCAATTTGTTGCACAAATAAAATTACAGTTTGATCACTTATTCCTAAATCAAAATAACAATCTACTGGGTAACCAGGATCATATGGATAATGAGAAATTTTTTTATCATCTTCCATTTTAGAAATTATTTTTCCGTAAATTGACCCTGATATATTTGCTGTCCAAGAACATTCAAATTCTTGTTGGTATTGGTCCTCCGTCATCAGCTTTCTTGCCGATTCTAATTCTTCTTTTGGTACTAAGTCAGTTTCACTCGCTTTAAATATACAAGTGTACCAATCAGGTAATGACTTTGCTTCTTCAAATAAATCATAAAACAAGTTCATTCCTTGTGGCGTTCCTATAAAACAACATTTTCCAAGACGATCAGAAATAGCTGGTCTAATTACTTCCGCAAACATTCTGCTATCCATCTGTGCATACTCATCACAAACAACGAAGTCAAAAAATTGTCCACGACTGGCATCAGGATTTTCTGCTCCAAATAATGTTATTCTAGCACCATTAGGAAAATCGGCACGCAGCTCTGTTTCATTAAACTTCATTCCAGGAATAACCCTAGAAAATTCTTTTAAATAATCCCAAGCGATTAGTTTTGCTTGCACCCTTGTTGGAGAAAAGAACGCACCACGAAAATTCTTTTGTTTTGATGTTAATGCTTCTTTAATTAAATGGTTTATAGCAAAAACTGTTTTACCTCCTCGTCTGTGCATGACGCACACGGCAAATCTGTATTGCTTTAGTTTTTCGTGCAGCTCTAATTGTTGAGGTCTTGGCTTGTACGCAATTTTAATTATTTTCATATCCAGTCTATTGTTGGTAATCCATTGTAATTAACATCATAAATAAACCATGCAAAAGCCATTAAACCACCTTTTTTATCATTTTTTTTAAATCCTAATCTTCTTGAAAAAATTAAAACTTTTTTTAATTTATTTTGGTTATATAAAACAGATGATCTTTTTTTACCTTCTAAAAAAGAAAGTTTACAAAGCAAAGCCATTTTTTTATTTACAGAATTTAAACCATGTAAAGTAAATTCAGTTGCTAAATTAAAAGGTGGATTTGTAATAATGTTATCAACTTTTTTATAAGTAGTTAAAAAATCTTTTACCTCTCCATATCCTCGATTAATTAAATCTGAACTATAAACTGTATAACCAACTTCTTTTAAAGGTTTAGAAATTGCTCCGTTTCCGCAACTACATTCCCAAATATTACCTTCAAATTTTTCATATTTAATTAAATCTTGAATTGCATCTTTAGGTGTTTCATAAAAATCATTTTTAACACGATCTTTATTAAAATTATGACCTACCATTTGATAAGCAGTTTTCATTAATGTATTGTATCGTCTGGTGCAGATACCTCTGGTATGTTTAGTGCCGCAATTACAAATTTAGCTGCTTCAAGTGCATCCTCTTTGCTTGTAAAATTTTTTAATTCTATTGTTACAGTATTATTGGTTTCGTTAAATAATACCGCAGCAACAATGTCTGTGTCCATGAGTGTCTAAATCTCCCATCATAATATATAAAACCCCTCAGACTAAACTGGCGTGTATCGAGGTCGCATATATTCATATTTGTATATTAAAAAGCCATAAGCAAATCAATATAGGTCAATGACCTATTACTCTTTGTTGTATTGCTTAGTTAATTGTTTTCTTGTCAGTTATCTTGTCAGTTGCCTGGTCTTTATTGCTCGAACTTCTTAACGTGCGTGCGGAACCTGGCTCTTTATGTTCCGAAGAACCATCATCCCATACTATTTTGATTAATGGATCACCCACATTTTCAACAGTTTGCTTCTCTCCAAACACACTAATTAATTTAGAAGCCATCCACCTGGCATGAAATAACCGCTCTCTTAATAACTGTACTTTTGTGGGTTCAGTGTCCTGGTCAAGCATGTCTTGCATCTTATCAAGCCAAACCATTGCACCAATGCGCCTGGCGTCAAGTAGTTGCTCTTTAAACTTCTGATCCTGTTTCATCCATGTATGAACAGTTGTTAACCCTGGCATATCTTTGGCTCTGCACACTTGCGTCAAGGTTGTGCCAAGCTCTACCGCTTCAATTATTCGTTTGTATGTATTCTCTGATTTCTTCATATGTTTTATTTTTATATTGTCTTAGGTTTTGTAATGCTCTTATTTTGCCGTCAATAGATATTGGACCGAATGAAAGACCGCCATGCATCCTACAAATGTAATGACCATTTTTTTTTAATATCCCTTTGGCTCTGCATTGCCTTCCATATCTTTTAGTCATGGCTTCACATTGTACTTTTTTGCTTGGTCTACCTACCATTTAAAAAACTTTCTTTTTTTATAATTAATTGTTGAGTATACATATTATTAGTATATACATGAAATAAGTATATATATAGGGAGTTATCTTATGAATATTACTATAATCGAAGTTAAAGCTCACACAATAAAAGGGTTAATATCTTTTATTGGTCGTCGAGTTTTTATTGATGGCAAGAAATTGCCGTCAACACCTGGTCGCAACTATCCAGCGAATTGGTCGGAAGAGTTTACTCTCAAAGTTGCTCAAAAACATTTTAAACAAGGAGCTTACTTAAAATGAAATATATTTATAATAAAGACAGCTTTGATAATGCTGTTGAAGTTGATGGTTATCCATGGGGTTTTAGATTAAGAACTAAACGCCGTTATTGGATAGAAACAGTTAAAAACAGAGGAGATCGCTTTTGCTATGCTACTCTTAACCCTAAAACTAATCAATGGTGTAAACCTAAGAAAAACACCTATGAAGCTGTTTTAGTATTAGGTTTTAATAAAGATAATCATGTTAAAACTGACGGCTTAGGTCTTTGGGGAACTGACCAGGATATAGCCGCATTTAAGAACAGAATTGATTATGACCAATTAAAAGAACTTCAAAAAATGAAGTTGTGCGAAAAGTCATCGATTAATCATGTTATGAAATCAGTTAAATATGAAATCAAATCTACTGGAACTTATAACTTAAGTGATCCATTAGACATGATAAGACTAAGAGAAGATAATAAAAATAGAGAGCAAAAAGAACTTGAGGAGAAAAAAACACTCAACAAGATCAACACAGCAATCAATCAAACTTATCACTCTTGCTTAATCAAAAACAATCTTAAATAATGCTTAAATTCATATTTATAGCAGCACTCTTTGAATTAGCGGTATTTTTACCGCTAGTTTATTTAATTCATAATTACTAGGAGCTTAAAAAATGAAATTATTTGCTTTCATTACTGCTAAAAGCTGGAGAATAGAAGTTAAAGCATCTAATCCAAGAGCTGGATATAATAAATTAAAATCTATTCCCATGCTTAATAATTACAGAGATTGTGGCAACATAACCACTTCATATTATGAATATGATAAAAAAGGTATTGCCGCAAATTATAATATTAAAACTTTAAAGGAGCTTAAAAAATGATTATTTGCACTATGCACGAAAATTCACGCTGTAATTATAGTATTAGTTTAGATTATGAAACTTTGCTTTTTACTAGCTCAGGATATTGCAGAAAAGGAAAAAGTTTTAAAATTATATTTCCTAAAGGCACAAGCTACGAACAAGCAAGAGATCAAACCGAAAAACGATATTTTATATAAAACCGACTAAAACCCTCTTTTATAAGGGGGTTTATTTTATCATATAATAGTATATACCTCCATTATGACATCTAAGCAGCTAGCAGCATTTTTAAAAAAACACCGACTAACACAAGGCGATCTTTGTAGAATTTACTTTGGCACATCAGAAGTTAATGACAGAAATGTAATTTGGCGATGGGTTAATGGACCGACAAAGCCGCCAAGAAACCTGGCACAACATTTAAAATATTATATGATTGCAAAAGAGAACGACAAAGCCGACTAAATCTCAATTATATTTATTTATTAGCACTATTCTGTCAATCATGTCACTAATTTTTTTAGTGTTTTGATGTAGTTGCAGCCACAAACGAATATACAT